ACGAAGGAAGCCCCGGATTTCAACACACACAGTCCGGCGTTTTGGAATCTGAAAATCGGACAATCCGGAAACCCGACGAAGCCAGAGGGGCGTGAATGGGGGTCAGGGGGGAAATGCGGATGATTGAGCGAGCAATCAAAAACCGCTGGCTAACTAACGATCTGAAAACTGATGCACTCGCAGCAATCAAGCGTGGATTGAATTGCGGTGACGATCGGGCCGAACAAACGGCCGTCAGAAATCTGATCGCGATGGAAGCACAGAACCAAAAAGATGAACACAAGGTGATTGATGTTCGTGTTCAAACCAGACACGATGAACTGGCTGGAATCGCTGCCGACCTCGGAATTGAAGTCGGTGCTATCCAAGATGCCGCGCGACAGGCAGATTGCGGCATTGGCGGAATTGAAGGCCAGGGCGTTGAGGCAGTGGAGCGGCGGCGATGACAGATCTGAAGACGCAACCCGCAAACGAAACAAACGATCCGAGTCAGCCAGGATTGAAATCCCACAATGCGTTAATCCTGCTCGCCGTCTGCGATGCCTTGCTGATCCAGAGCTTTTCCTCTGTACCTACATGCCAAAGAAGTTTCGTCAGTCCTTTGGTAAGGTCCACAGCCGAATCATCCAGACCATCCACGACCGAGCCACGACCGGCGGCAAGAAAGCTGTTGCAGCTCCACGCGGTCGAGGCAAATCAACCATCGTCAAAGGGATGCTGATCTACGCGACGGCTCGTGAGCTGGTTCGCTTCATCGTTCCAATCTGTGCCACGACGAACCTAGCGGGGCGAATTTATCGAGACTACCGAAACGAGTGGGCCAACAACGATTTACTGTTCGCAGACTTTCCGGAGATCTGTGCCCCCGTTCGACACTTAGAAGGGGCTCCGCAGCGAGCCGCACGGCAACACGTCGACGGGCACTTGACGCATATCAACTGGAGTTCGACGGACTTCTTGAGACTGCCAAAAGTGCCAGGCAACGCAAACGACTTCTTGAAATCACAGGGCCGGGAGTGGTCACCATTCGGCGGTGTGAAGATGGCCTTTGCTGGTCTTGATGCTGCCTTCCGAGGCATGAACATCGACGACGACAGGCCCGACTGCCTAATCATCGACGACCCCGAGACACGCGAATCAGCCAAGAGTCTCCAGCAGATCGAAGACCGCATCGAGATCATCGAGAAGGATATTGAGGGGCTTGAGGGCCAGGACAAGCCGCTGGCAATGGTGATGGTCACGACGCTGCAGAACACCTACTGCGTCTCCGCTCAGTTCACCGATCCGGAGCAGAAACCAGCATGGGAAGGCGAGCGGTACGGCTGGATTCAGACTTGGCCGGATCGTCTTGATCTGTGGGATGAATACATTGCCCGGCGACGGAAGGCACAGCGAGACGGCGACCGACACGGAATGGATGCAGTTGAGTTTTATCTGGCCAATCGTGACGCGATGCACCTCGGCGTTGTGATGCTTGCCGACAACTTCAAAGAGATCACGTTGAAGGACGGGCGACAGGCGGTGCATTCAGCGATTCAGGAAGCCTACAACAAGATTGCCGACACGAATCTGTCAGCGTTCAAAGCTGAATACCAAAACGACCCAGATCCAGAGGAACAGGCTGAAACGTCGACGCTGACTCCTGGGCGAGTCGCTGGCCAGTTGTCGGGGTTGCAGCAGGGCGAAATTCCGGACGCTCGGGTGTTCTCATTCGTCGGCATCGATATCGGCAAATACAAATCACACTGGGTCAAACTGTCCTGCACTCGTGAGCTTGTTTCGTGGATCACGGACTATGGAGTGGTCGAAACTCATGGCCTGTCGAAATTCTCCAGCGAGCAGGCGATTGAACTGGCCATCCTTGAAAGCCTAAAGCAGTTTGCGGACGGCGACGTGTTTGCGGATGCGCAGCCCCTGCTCGTGCTGGTCGACTCGGGAGACTTTTCGGAATCCATTTACGAGTTTTGTCATCAGATGGGAGCCCCGTTCTATCCGTCGAAAGGCTGGAGCATGGACCGCTTTCGGCAGAAGAAGCAGACCGAAGACTATGAGCCGTTCCTGCAAGCCTACGCACACAAGACAGCCGACAGCAAGCGTCGCGAGTTGTGGCTTTACAACGTGAACACTGAGTTCTGGAAGAAGTGGGGGCAGGATCGATTCTTGGTTGATGCTTTCATGGACCATACCCGACTGGCCGGAAGCGTTGCCCTGTTCGATCCGCCACATGCCGACATGAAGTTTCATCTTCAGTTCGCCCGCCACATGGTGAGCGAATCGGAACAGCTCGTGCCGGTCGATGGCAAGGTCAATAAACGTCAGTGGATCGTCCACGACAAGAACAACAACCACTGGCTGGACGCTTACGCTCTGGCCTGTGCTGCGGCCGGATGCACCGGGTTGAGGCTTGTGGCTCCAGAACCGGAACCGATCAAGCAAGTGCAGAAATCAGAACCGAAACCACGGCTCGTGAATCCTCACGGGCAACCATTCCTCGCAACGGAGAGACGTTAATGGCGAAACCACTTCCACGAATTGACGGCGAACAACCACGGCAGCAGGAGTTGCAGCCAGTCGCGACGAAGCTGGAGAATCCACCAGCGAGCGAAGGCTATATTCCCCGCAACGTCGACGTGCGAATGTCACGGGCTCAGGCTCGCATTCTGCGCGACAAGCTACGGACTCTGGAAGACAGCGGAGCGAAGACTGCAGACGGCAAGCCAGTCAACAATCGGGCTCAGGCTGTACGTTGGATTATCGAGAATCTGGTTACGCCGTGACCGTCAGATAATCTGATTATCCGCTACATATTTCACGAATCAGATTTCGTGCTATCGTCCGTGCATGGTAATCGCGGACATCGAAACCGATTTACTCAACTACGCCGATTTTGAAGAAATCGGCAGCGTTGCCCGTGCGCGTTCATTTTCTACGGCTGCAAATCGCTGGTTGATTCTTCGGGCAGAGTCTGCGAGCAACCAAAGCAGCTCTTTGTCAATTGGCAAGAATTACGTTGAGTCGATGCTCAAGCGGGCACGCGACTACATCGCGGCAAACGCGACAACGACGGCAGGCGGATCAAGCTCAGTTCGATTCCTCGGAGCGGGGACGAACTTCCGATGAGCAAAGCCCCGAACAACATTCAGTCCGCATTTGCTGACATTCGGGCAGACTACGACGCCACGCGGCACAGTCGCTTTGTTCGACGACGCACGGGCGTTGCCACGATGGGCAGCGGTCCTGACTATCACTTTCGCACCGAGTCAAAATATTACGAGCTAATCGAACAAGCTCGGGACATGGACCGCAACGACGCACTTGTCGGCATTCTGGCTGATCGTCGCGTTGATAACATCGTTCAAAGTGGATTCACGCTTGACCCTAAGACTGGCGACAAGGGGCTAGACAATGCACTGTGGCAATGGTGGGAGGACGTTTCAACCGATCCCGATCAATGCGACATTGCTGGTGAACTCACCTGGAAGGAAATCGAGCGTCAGGCTTGCCGCAGCGAATCGGTTGACGGCGATATTGTTGTTACCGGAACCGAGGAAGGGCCGTTTCAGCTTCTGGAATCACATTTAATTCGCACGAAGTCGAAGGTCGAAGACACGTTTCTCGGAGTTACGACGAATCGAGTCGGGCGTCGCGAGCAATACCACGTTGCGGAAGAGCTGAGCGAGTTCGGCCAGTTTGGCGAATGCACTCCGATTGATGTCCGCAATGAAGACGGGATCCGGCAGGTCTTTCATGTCTACAACCCAAAGCGAGTAAACCCAACTCGGGGCGTCACTCAGCTGGCCCCGGTGTTTTCAATCTCCGGAATGCTAGAAGACATCAACTTTGCGAAGCTCGTGCAGCAGCAGGTTGTGAGTTGCTTTGCGGTGTTCCGTAAGATGGCAGCCGGGGGAAATCGCCTGCCGTCTGCCGACAGTGCCTATGGCGACGCAACCACAGAAACATCTCAGGCTGGAACGCGACAGCTTGAAGGCGTTTCGCCTGGCATGGAAGTCATCGGTCAACCTGGGGAAGAACTGCAAGGCTTCAGTCCAAACGTTCCAAACTCCGAATACTTTCAACAGGTCAAGCTGATTCTGCAAATCATCGGCGTGAACTTTGGCCTGCCTCTCTGTCTGGTCTTGATGGACGGCAGCGAGACGAACTTTTCCGGATGGCGTGGGGCAGTTGATGAGGCTCGCAAAGGATTTGTTGCCGACCAGCAGAATCTGGTGAGACGCCTGAACCGACCGGCGTACATTTGGAAGTTGTCTCAGCACCTGAAAGAAACAAAAGACGCTGCACTTCGCAAGGCTGCCAGCAAACTCGGTGACGGCATCTTCCGCCACAATTGGAACCTGCCGACGTGGAGCTACATCGAACCAGTTGCGGACGCTCAGGGCGATGCTGAACAGTTAAAGAATGCTTTAACATCTCCGCGAAGACTACACGCGGCACGGGGCAAGGACTGGGAAGAAATTGCAGAAGAGTCGATTGCTGACAATGCGTTCGCCATTCAGAAGGCACAGACGCAAGCTGCTGCGATTAACGCAGAGTTTCCGAATGGACCACAGATCACCTGGCGGGATCTGATCGCGTTGCCGATGCCTGCGGGAACGACGATGGCAATGCAAGATCCGGCAGCGATCGCTGTACAGGAAAAGACGGCTGGCATGGACGGAGAAGGCGAGCAGCCAACGGGCGAATTTGCGGGATTGTCTACCCAGCAATGGAACCGAAACAGAAAAGCAATCGCAAAAGTTTTGGAAGAACTGGCTCGCGGAGAATCGAGCGAACAGGCCGCGCGAGTGTATCTCGGCGGGATCGGACTCACGCAGCAGTCTGTTGACGCCTTAATCACGGACGCGATGGACGGCACTGTGGACACGCCAGAGGTTTTGAAGGATGTGCCAGAATCAAAAGGCAAGCCAGCGGCCAAGCGTAAACGAAAAGCCAAGGTGACAGCATGACAAAGACAATCAGAATTGACGGAGTGATTGGCAGCGGAGAAAACGAAATTTCCGCTGCGATGATCCGCGAGCAACTTCCGCAAAACGGCACTGATGAGATCGCGGTAAAGATCCACAGCGAAGGCGGGTCAGTCTTTGAAGGCTTTGCAATCCATGATGCGTTCGCCGCGTATCAAGGCCCGAAGACGCTGTCGATTGAATCGTCTGCGTTTTCAATCGCTTCCTTCATCGCCTGTGCATTTGATGACGTGGAGATCAGCAGCAACGGCTACATGATGCTCCACAATCCGTACGCAGCGGTTGAGGGCGACGATGAAGACTTTGCCCGCCAGTCGGAAATGCTCGGCAAGCTGAAAACGTCGATGGTTTCTGCCTACGCTCAGCGATCTGGCAAGAGCGAAGACGAGATCAAGGCCATCCTGAAAAACGAAACATACTTGAACGCTCAGCAGTCTGTTGAGATGGGACTGGCGAAACGAATTGCCGGTCAGCCAGTTATTGGGCGAGCGTTCGCAAAAGTCAAAACCATGCCGCACGGAGTTGTTGCTGCTCTATTCGGAGCAGGCTCGGACGGCGAGAACCGCGAGACAGAAGGAAAACCAATGTCTACCGCACCAGTCGCCGCCACGATTCAAGAGATCAAAGCGGCATACCCGAAGGCCAAGTCTGACTTCATTGTCAAGTGCCTTGAGCGATCGTTGCCGATGGCATCTGTGGCTTCAGCCGCTGCCGAGGAAATGATGAGCGAAAACGAAGACCTGAAAAAGCAGGTCTCCGCAATGCAGGAAGAACTCGCCAAGTACAAAGCAATGGATGAAGAAAAAGCCAAGGCGATGGAAGGCGAAAACGACGAAGAAGAGAAGCCGGAAATGGCAATGGAAGACGAGGAAAAAAAGGTCGAAGCCAAAGCAAAGTCAGGCGTCAAGCCAGTTGCCAAAGCTCGCACAGGTGGACCGTCTGCCAGTGTCCGCTGGAATCAGGCCGTCGATGCCGCAATGGCAAAGACCGGCAATAACAAGATGAAGGCGGTGGCATTGGCGAACCGCAACCACCCGGGACTTCGCGAGGCGTTTCTCGCAGAAGCGAACGCTCGCTGATTCGCGGCGTTAATTTCAACCAATCATCACTTCTGTGAGGAACGAATATCATGAGTCAGTATTTTGAAACACCAGTTGTGCCAGATACAGCTGCCGCAGCTGTTGCTCAGTATCTTCGAGTGAAAACTCCAGGTGCTGTTGCTGTTGCCGGTGCACTCGATCAGTCATTCGGCACGATGGAATTGCCATGCGTTGCGGCTGGGCCTTGCTCAGTGCGAGTTAAGACGGCAGAAGGCACTCAGAAAATGGTTGCTGCGACAGCAATCACCAAGGGAAATTACGTTTACGGCGCAGCATCCGGAAAGGTGTCCGCAGTCGCGAACGGGAATGTCGAAGGCATTGCCAAGGAAACCGTCACTGCCGATGGTGACATCATTGAAGTGCAGCCAATCAATCAGACCGTGCAGAACGGCGTGACTCTTGCGGCTGCGAGCGGGGCGATTGCACTTGTTCCCGGAACAGTTGTCATCACCAAAACAGGTTCACTCGCTGCAATGACACTGGCAGCACCAACAGCTGCGCAGGACGGCTTGCTGCTCACTGTAACTTCCGCGACAGCATTTGCCCACACGATTACAGCGACAAGCCTGATCGAAGACGGCGTGACCGGCGGAGCCAAGACGACAGCAACCTTTGCGGCATTTGCCGGGGCCACCATCGTTCTCGTGGCCTACAACCTGAAATGGCACACGGTAGCCCTCAAGGCCGTTACCGTCGCCTGATGAAGCCCGATGCGTTCCCCGGTGGAGGTGGCCACCAAAGCCGGGGAACTTTACTTTCTGTTCCATAAATCGCGTTGCATCGGGAAGAAAGAAATGCAATGCCATCGCCAACAAGTAGCTTGGCTACACAGCGGCCGGATTTGGCCACGTTTTTGGAGTTCGATCTGGAGTCTGAAAAGGCTGGTTACATTGCAACGCAGGTTTTTCCTGTGATCGATGTGATGAGTCAGGCCGGAAACTTCGGAAAGATTCCGATTGAGCAGCTGCTTCAGCAGCGAGATACGAAGCGAGCGCCCGGAAGCGGGTACGCTCGCGGGAACTGGACGTTCGAACCAGCGACCTACGCCACGGAAGAACACGGTGCGGAAGAACCCGTCGACGACCGTGAATCGAAGATGTACGCAGACTACTTCCAGGCAGAGCAGATCAGCACAATGCGTGCGTTTTCTGCTGTGCTGCGAAATGCAGAACAGCGTGTTGCCGATGCGGTTTTCAATACGACCACTTGGAACGGTGCGTCTTTAACGACTGCAATCACGCACGAATGGGACGACGCAACAAACTGCGTTCCTCTCACCGACGTGGAAGCAGCCGTGCAAAAGATTTATGACAACAGCGGTCTTTGGGCCAACGCTCTTGTCATCAATCGCAAAGTGTTCCGAAATCTTCGCAACAGTGCTCAGGTAATCGATCGAATTGAATCGAACGGTGCTGGCAATGCGGCAAAGGCGTCTGACATCACTGCTCAAATGCTCGCGGCTGCGTTTGACCTGGATTACATCATTGTTGCCGGCACAAGCAAGAACGGTGCGAAGGAAGGTCAGGCAGCTTCCCCATCGCAGATCTGGTCCGGCGAATACGCAATGATTTGTCGCGTTTCGACGAGTGCCGACATGCGAGATCCTTGCATCGGTCGCACGTTCCATTGGGCTCAGGATGGCTCGTCAATCGGCGGGACTGTCGAAAGCTATCGCGACGAACGTGTTCGCGGTGACGTGATCCGAGTTCGCCACGATGTGGATGAGCTGGTTCTGTATCCACAGGCCGGGCACTTGCTCAGCAACATCACAACTTGAGGTTGATAATGGGAACGACATTCGACTCACACTTTGCATCTGCAGGGTTCCCGATGTTGCTCGACAACTTCGGGGAGTCGGTTGTCTATTTTCCAAATGGCGGCGGGAGACGTCCGATTCTCGCCATTATCGAGCGTAACCCGCCCGCCATTTTTGATGCCTCCGGGAATGCTGTTTTACCGACAGCAACGATGCGTGTTTACAACTCTTGCCGGTCTGGGATCGCATCCAGCGAGATCAACGTCGGCAAGGATGAAATTGAGTTTGTGCTGAAGGTCGGGCAGACACTTTCGAAGCGGTTTTCTTTCATGACTCTGATGTCGCAAGACGCAGGGGTTTGTCAGTTTGCGGTGGTCTAATGACTGAACCAGTCAACGAACGAATCGTAGCGAATGTTCGCAGCCGCATGGCTGTCGCATTCTCTACGGCCGTTCGCTCAGCACAGATTGCCACATGGCAGCCGAAAGATTTAGTCGTGGTCGTCTCTCAAGGCGATCCAACGCCAAATGCTGAATTGAGCTATCCCGGAAATCCGCACGTGATTGCTTACGACATGGAAGTCATTGTTGCCGGGGTTGTAAAGCCATCGGATGAAGAAACTACAGCGATCGACACGTTCAAGAATC